GATGCCGACATCGAAGATCCCTGAAGCAACCAGGCTCGGGAACGCTTCAGCGATGACCGCGCGGGAAACCGAATAAGGCAGGTTCAAATCGCTGGCCTGCTCGGCCTCTTCGAACATGCGACTTTCCTGCAGTAGATGGCCCTTATACAAGGTATCAAAGCGCTCAAGCACCTTTTGTGCGTAAAGCTCATTGAGGGTCAGGGCCTGCTGGCGGACCGGGCGGTTCTGGTACTTGCGGATCGATTCGGTTAACTCAAAACTGGCCCGGGCAAATTCGGGGGTCTGAGTTTCGGATTCGAGCACCGGTTTGATGCCGGTGATCTTTCCGGTAAAGCCGAGTTTTTCGAGCTTTCGACCGGCGAAGATTTTGTCATATTCGCGGCGCTTGGACTCAACCAACGACTTGACGGCCTCGCCATCCTGCGGGTTGGCCGCGCGAATGGCTTCGACAAAGGATTTATTGCCTTCCTCACCATAGGGAAGCTGCTGGGTGGCATCTTCAATAGCCTTGCCAACCAATGTCGCGCGCTTGCTTTCGTTCAATTCTTTTTGTGCCTGCAGCAGGCCATCCAGGGCCTTGCCCAGGTCGGCTTCTGTGCCCACGCCGAGCTTTACGCGCATGCTCTCTTCTAGGCGCTTAAGCTGGGCATCGCCCATTTTTTCAAGCGCGTCGCGGTTAATACCTTCAAAAAGTTCAGGATGCTCTTTGAGCATCTTCAAGAGTTCTTCCAGGTTCATTTCGTCCTCCGGTTTTTGGTTGATTGATTCGGTTAATTCCGCCGCGTTGGAAAACGACGGGTCGCCCACCAGGTCAGCGCCGGTGAACGAACACCAGGTCACTTCCTCGATGAGGGTCTTGCCTTCTTTGGCAGATTTGGCGTCATAAGCGCCCCGGACTGATCCGCCGGGCAGAACGCCAGCCTCCATCAGCGCAAGCACGTCACGGCCTTTGCTGGTCTCGATGAGATTGCCCTCGATGTCGAGCCGCTCACCGTTCCAGTGCAAGGTATCCCAGACAACCACGGTCTCCAGGAATTGAGGGCGCTTGTTGCCTTTTTCGGTTGGATGTTCCACTTCACCTGTCAAGATCTTCAGCCGTCCCTGCCCGGCGCTCTCATGCAGATGGTTTTTCCATTCCAAAACCGCTGATTCGAGAACGCTCTTTGAGTATCGGCGATGATTGCCATTGAGCTTGTCCGCTTCCATCAGGCCATTGATGCGGATGCGGCGGGTCTTATCTTCGGCCTTCGCCTCAAGCAGTTGAACCTGCGCCGGTATGATGCTTTCTTCGAGGCGCTTGCCCTTGTGCTTACTACCTTCGCGACTTTCGGCCATGGTTTTATCGGCATATTTCATTTCGATGATTTTCCACTGGTCGCGGGTTGAAAACAGGTAACTTTCGCCTGACTTTTGAAAGTCAACCTGGTAATACTCATCTTCATTGAGCGGATCGCGTTTGGATGTGCCATCCACCCATAGCCTGGCATAGACCACCACATGATCGTCGAAGACTTCCTCGATGTTGTATTGCCAGGCACCGGTCATGTTCGGCTGCGGGAATTGCAAATAAAACGCTTTCCGGATGGACTGCCAGACATAATCAATCGAGCCTTTTACATATTCTTCCAATTTTTTTGACATGGGCTGCTCCTCACAAGCCTGCATAGGAACTGAAAATTTCTTCCGAACTGACGACCACAGGCGGGCTGCTGGCCGGTTTCTTGCCGTCTGGATCAGCCTCATCCGCGATCATCTGCACCGATCCGCTGATAAAGTCGATCATGTCATCGTGCGGGCCCTTCGGGAAAGCCGCGGCCTGGCGGATCAGGCGCTTATTCCAGGCGCCACGCAGCAGGAAAACATGCTTATTCTTGGCGCGCCGTCGCCAGCCCCGCGCCCGCGAAACTTTGTCGCCTTTGGGAACCACGGCCATGATTTCCTTGTCAACCAGGGCAGCATCTTTCAGGAATTGTTTGAGCACCAACACCTGAAATGCCACATCTTCGAAGCCCCAGATCGTGCCAGCTTCGCGATCTGAGAGCATGCGCTCACGCACCTCAGGCAGGAAGACCTCTTCAAGATCGCGTTCGTCGATTACGTCGCGGATATACAGGTTCTCACCAGCGAGCGCCACTGCGCCGGTGGCGTTGAAATCGCTGGTTTCACTGGCGCCCAGGGCCAGGTCGATATAAGAGAACCATTGCAGACCTTCTGGACATTTATCGACGATCTTGAAATCGTCGTCATCCAAAAACCCACCGATCGCCAAACGCGGCATCTGCTGATACTGCGAAATAAACTCAAAATCTTCGATGTTGGCGGAAATTGTGCGCAGCTTTTTCGCATCATGTTTTTTTGGCCAAAGTGGCTCACCAGGTTGACGACCCATCTGGTCCCCGCCCATCGGAATGAAGATGCCACGCAGCAGGTTTTCGCGGTATTGCTCCTGGGTAGTCGGGTAATCTTTTTCATCCAGGGCCAGGGCCGGGAGAAATACGACATCCCATTGGTCTGCTTCTTCATCATTGACAGAATCAGCCAGCAGTACCCCGGCGATATCTTCCTGATCCCAGCGTGTCAGGATCACAATGATGGCCGCGTTGTCTTCCTGGCGGGTATAAAAACTGGACCGGTACCAGGTAACCAGCTTTTTGCGATTGGATTCGGATGCGGCTTCATCGCGGTTTTTAAACGGATCATCCAGGATGATCAGGTGGCCGCCTTTCCCGACCAGGGCGCCGCCCACACCAGCGCTGACCATCCCGCCGCTGTGATTCTCCAGGGCCCAGGCTGCCGCTGAGTGTTTGTCTTCATTGATCTCAACCGGCAGCTCCCGGCTTGAGCGACTGCCGAAAAGGTTCTTATAGCGTTCACCTTCGATCAGATCGCGAACCTTGCCACTGTGTTCAGTCGCCAGATCTGCGCCATAGGATGCCAGAATGATGCGTAACTCGGGATTTTTACCGAGCACCCAGGCAGGAAATTTCTGAGAACATGAACTAGACTTCCAATATCGCGGAGGCATAAAGACCATCAAACGGCTGATGCCATGCTGCCCGCCGGATAGCACATAATCGGCGACCTGCTCCAGCTTGCCAGCCAAAAACTGCAGGTGCTGCGCGTCGGTTGGGTACTTCTTATCTACATAGCCGCAAAAATCCAGGAAGTGGCGCCGCGCCTTTTCGCGCTTGACCCTTTCCTGCACACCGCTGCCGGGGATAAAGCCACTATTCTGCGGCATGCTGATCGCCTCCCAGGGCTGAAAGCTCATCATCGCTCAGCTCGGACAGATCCGCCTTGCCATCATCGCGGATACGCTTGAGCAGGTCCTTGGCCGCATAAGCATCCAGGGCATCCAGCTCGGCATCGCTCAGGTCACCCAGATCCTGGGCTGCGCTGTTGGTGTTTACGTCCAGTTTCGGGTTCGGCATGTCGCGCGTAAGTTCGACAAAGAGACGCTGCTGAGCAGCCGCCTTATAATCTTTTTGCGACGCGCCCCAGCCGATGGCTTCAAATACGCCCGGGCGGAATTGCATCAACTGCTCTCCCTGTAGATCCGCGATCATCTGATCGATTGGGTATTGCTTGCGCCATTCGGCAATACGTCGGTCGCTGCTCAAGCCAAGCACCTGGCGGGAAAATTCGTCCTGAGTGGCTGGCTGGCGTTTGTCTTTCGGGATACTGGCCCAGGCAACAAATGCGGCAATTCGCCAGGGCACACCAGCTTCCATCATCCGGTGATATTGTTCAAAGTAGGCTGGTACTTTATCCACACCCAGAGCCAACTTGGAAGCCAAAGAACGTTCCTGGATTTCTGCAGCAGATAGCGCGATTGAGCCTTCACCGCCCTCAGCAGCTCCCTGCACGGTTTGGGCAAAGCCTTCCAGTTCCATCTGGGTGATCAGCCGTATGCGTGACATTTAACCAACCTTTTTACGTGGTGAGCCACCACTTCCGCTTGATGCTCTGACCCAGGTATCATGATTGTTAATAGAGATCGTCAATTCATCGATCTTATTGACCATTTGGGCAAGAACCTCGTTGCTACGCGTGTCGTTCATCAACCACTGGGCTTGCATGCTTGCCAGGAAGCTTTGCCATTGCGCATCACGCTGTTTGGCTTGTTCAGCTTCCCAGATGCGTTGTTTTTCGCGCTCAGCGATCCGGGCAACGTCTTGTTTCTCACGCTCTGCTGCTCGAACTGCATCCTGCTTTTCAATCCACGCATTTTGCTCTCGCCAAAGTTTATAGAACCCGCCAGCGATTGCGGCCGTCGTTAAAATCAATATTCCGATCAAGCTATATTGCACCCACAACTCCGCTGGCGGCATCGGATCACCTACAGGGAAGCGTTGATTGTGCTAAAAATATTGCTGATCAGCGGTCCCATGAAGGTCAGCGCAGCCAGGACCACTACCGCAACCAAAACCAGGATCAGCGCATACTCAACCATGCCCTGGCCTTTCGAGATAGCCAGGCGGGCTTTAGCGGCTGCCGTGGGTTTGAATACCTGATGCACCGTGTAATTGATACCAAGGACCAGCAGGTAGATCTGCACCATTGCGGCCAGACCAGCCTGATCGCAGACGATTTGCGTTGTGAAGAGGTGGATGCAAACACCGCCATAAATAGCCGCCACAATTGCAGCCAGCACTACAGCCATAATCTCGCGTTTCTTGAGGTCTGAGAGTGCGTCGTACCAGCCTGAAAGACCAGGAAACCAGTCGAACAGGATCGCAGTCAATCCTGCCAGGAGATACGCCAAAAACTCAGGGGTAACAGAAAGATTGAACATACAAAGCTCCTTTTTACAAACAACGAGCGCCCGGCACCAAATAGGTGCCGGGCGCTCAACTCCGGGATGGCCAATGCGATTTAATCGGCCTGCTTATGTTGGGGACTGGCTGAGGGGGCAGCCAATCCCCGATGGTGAGGGTCGTAAGGGTTCGGCCCTTACACATTAAATTTTAACAGGGTTGAGTCAAATGTCAATAGTTAATATTATTATGTTATTTATTAACTTTATCTACTATATTAATTTAAAGAAAAACACCCTGCTAACAGGGCGTTTTTTGTCTTTAGTGTATAGTTTCCCGGGCGTGCTTGTTCCAGGCCGCGCGCGCCCATTCTCCCAGGATGGAATATGCCAGTTCGCGGCGCTGCTCTGGGGTCCAATCTGCGATGATATTTTCCACCATCACCTGATCAGGGACCCAGCGTTCGCGCTTGTGGGTGGCTGGTGGTGTATCCCTGGCGGGCTTGCCTTTGCCGCCAATGTAATGATGAGTCATTTGATCACCTGCCGCCACCTGGTTCGATCCAGTTCATGACCGGCTAAAGCCTTGCCAATCTTTACCATCATGACATCATCAACCAACTGCGGTTTGTTCTTGAAAGTCTGAATGCCTACTCTGACCAGGTCATTCACCGGCCGCCATTCACCCCATTGCTTGAAAAAAAATGGAATATCCTGGATATAGGCAAAGTCGCGCGCGGCCCTGGCCCAATCCGGGTTCATCGGCCTGGCTTTATTCCCGCTTTCTCCGCCACAGATCAGCCAGTTCAAGAAGTTCCAGTTTCCTTTGCCCCAATCCACCATGCCCAGCGCCGGTTCATAGGAAACCAGCGTGCGAAAGCCCAATTGACTGATCACCTGCAGGGGCTGCCTGCGCTCATCAGCCCGTTTTTGATTTTCCACGCTGGTACCGATGATAATATTCTGCGGGGCATAACCGGTGCTGATAAGGGGATGACCGTTGCTCGTAACATACTGGCTCAGCCATTGCGCTGCCCAGTCAATGCGTTTGGTCAGCACTACAAAATCAATATAGTTTCTGGTGGCCATGACATCAAAAACAGCCTTGATGTGGCGAGAATCTTGCCATTCTCCCAACAAATCAATCATGTCGCAAATAAAGAGTATGGGTCTGGAACGACCATTCTTAAATGGTCCCCGTGGCCGGAAATTACGCAATCGTTCAAGTTCCTTGGTATCCAGGTAATTGGTCACCTTCTCAAGATTTTGAACTGTGTAAGACAATCCTGTGCCCAGGCGTACGTTGAAAGTGCTGGCCCAACAATTGGCGCAGCCTTCAGATAATTTTACACAGGCGTGACCGGTCCTGATCGCCTTATTACCACCTGTCAGGGGATACGGTCATACTCAGCCCTGATCGGGTTACTGATGTAATCCGCCCATTCAATTTTCGTTTTAGTCGGCATTAGATTTTCTCCATAAGCTTAAATTCGATCACCCATACCCAGGGATTGAAATCCCAACCATAGCCGCGGCCAAAGTTGATTTCATCCCATAAAACGCTATACACTTTTTTAGCTGACTTTCCATAATGTCTATCTTGGGGAGCCCTCGTATCTACAAAATAATAACCTTCGTTGTCTATTTGCAGACCTTCAGCTATCGCGTCTGATTCGCTGATTTTCTGTACACACTGCACGCGAATATCTATGATTTCGAGCATGATACGACTGGCCACGCGTGGCATAAACATTGATGATTTCCAGGGTCTCGACAACTTAAAATCTTCTGC